TTCATCAAGTGAATTAGCTTCCCAAATTGGGTAGAAGTGTAGTCCGATGGCATTGCTGCTCGGAACGACGGCTCCCGATATGATGTTGTTTCCATACATTAAACTCCCAGCAACGGGCTCTCGGATGCCATCAATATCGACAGGGGGAGCCGCAATGAATGCAATGATAAAACATGTAGCAGCGGCCAACAAGGTTGGAATCATGAGGACTCCAAAGTGACCTATATAAAGACGGTTGTCTGTACTGGTTACCCAGTTAAGATAAGAGTCCCAGGGGTTAACCTGAGACTTAGGTGCTGCAATAGCAGTAGTCATGAAGTTAATTAAGACGTGTTACTTTAACTCGCCCAACTCCAGAGGCAGTGAGACCGATAGTATCAGCCGCACCTTTACTGAGATCAAGTCCCCTACCATATACGTAGGGTCCACGATCATTGACCGTCACCACGGCACACCTCTTAAGACATACACGAAGTCGTGTGCCAAAGGGGAGTGTCTTGTGCGCTGCAGTAAGGCCGTTTTGATCATATCTAGCACCACTAGCTGTAAGGCTTCCGTTGAATCCGGGGCCGTACCAGCTGGTGATCACTGACAGAGTAGTTAGAAGAGGGATCATAATAAGATAGCGAGGAACATTTATATTTCCATCTACTCATTAAGGCTCAGCACTACTCGCTAGGGGCCAAGCCTCTCTAGTCAGTTACTTCTTTTTAGCTGTTTTAGCTGCCTTCTTAAATTGAGCAGCAGTAGGAGCACCGGGTGAACCAGGCTTCCTCATCTTCTCATCAGAACCAGCTTTGATGCGCATACGCTTAGCATGAATGTTAGCGTACAAACCAGGCTTAGCCATTTAACATTTCCACTTACGTAGGGCTAGAGCTTTGCGAGTAGGTCTACCCTTCTCGTCTTTCATCGGTCCCTTCACACCACCCATACGGGCACAGAAGGAACGCTTACGTGGTCCCCCTTCAGGCTGTGGAGCCTTTAGGTTAGAGCCAGTAGCCTTGTTATATTTAGCACGACCGGCAGCCGTTAGGCCACCAGTGCGTGATTTATGGACACCAATCTTTAGGCTGACGTTACTTTTTCTTTGTGCCATTTCCTTTATGGCCCTTCTTACCGCAAGACATTAAAATACTCCAGGAATGATTTGACCAGTTACGATATAAGCGCCAATAGCAGCCACAAAGCCAAGCATAGCAAGGCGACCATTGAGGAGTTCAGCACGTTCGTTATGAGGCACAGTGTAGGATTCGTCGGTATACATGGTGGGTTCTTTAGCGAAGATGTTAGTGTCGTTCATCAAAATTGAATGTTGGAGCGTTCCAGTTTATCTGCTACATCAGCACGATAGGCTGGATCCTTATCGTAACGAGGGTCGCTCATTGCTGCCACTAGTTCAGCTTGCGAACGGAAGGCATCACCAGAATTGCGAGGAGCATTACCAGTAAGCATCTCACCGTCATAACCAACAGCATCTTGATAACGTGCATTTAATGCTTGTGCAGCAAAGAACATAGCAAGAGGATCACCACGATCCATAACAGCATCATACATAGCCACCTCTTGCTCAGATAGATTTTGACCAGCCCATTGAATCATGTTCTGGTACTCTTCATTGCCACCAACTGACTCTTGAATCTGTTCGATATCAGCAGAAGTAGCTTGAGGAGTTTGAGTAGCGCCTGCCTTTTCAAGGAACATGTTAGCCACATCAACTGGGTTCATGCTCTCTACCTGATTGACCACTTCAGGGTCCCACTCACCAGTGCGGTAAGACTCCATGATAGTATCATAGAGATCAGACTCTTTCCCCTCTTCGGGTGGTACCTCCTCTTGCACCTCTTCAGTAGTCTCTTCTACCTCAGGCTCTTCCTTACCACTGAGACGTTTCTGTAGCTCAAGGTAGCCACGCTCCAACTCCTCTGCTGACTTATACTTACCAGCTAGTAGTTGTTGCTCTTGTTGTGCCAGTTGCTCACCAACTTGCAGTGAATCAAGCTCTTCAGCAGAGAACTCACCCTCTGCTTGCTCATACGGATTAAGTGTAATTTCGTTTGCCATTTGCTGTGATAACGGTTAGATTTCCAAGACCTACAGTCTTAACGAAATCGGGGGAACGACCGATGGTGGGTTCACCTACCTTGGTGCGCTTCATATAAGGCGCAGCTTCAGTAGGTTGATCATCAACTGTGTCAACCGAAGGGACTTCCTCCGGGGATGTTGCTTTCTTGCTCGATCTCTGGGATCTCGTTGGTGTTTGTTTGTTCATTTGATCCATTCAATAGTTGTGGATTCTTTGTAGGATCCATCAGTGGAGCTTTAGCCATGTTAGGTGCTTGCTTGAGTCGCTCCATCTCCATAGCTTGCTGTTGAACAGCCTGCTGTTCTTGTTGTACTTGACTCATGGACTTAACCAGGTTCAGTACATCAATACCTTGAGCAGCAGCAAGACGTTTTACAGCCTCATCTACATTAAGGTAGGTACCCAGTGCTTCAGGCCCAAGTGTTTGAGCAATGATAGTAAAGAACTGAGTCAGTGATTCCCTATCCTGCCCCCTACCAAGTGCATTGATACCAGCCACAATAGTAGGACGTACGAGGTCCTTAGGAATACGTGGGATGTCTTGGTTCTTCTGTAGAACAGAAAGCTTGCGGTTCAGATAAGGTACAAGGAACTCAACGGTAAGTAGCGAGAATAGGCCACCGAGTTGTTGTTCCAATTCCATCTGAGTCATACGTACTTCTTCAGCAGTAGTACGCTCACTATTCCTAACATTAAGAATTAGGAATGCTTCACTAAGGCGACGCTCTAATACACTAGCCATCTCCATAGCAGTCTTGAAGTCAGCTGTCTTGCCAACTTGTACAACAGAGATGTCATCAGGACGGCCCTGAATGATGGCTCCGTTGCCCGCGGCAGAGAGTGTCTGAGGCTTGGTAGTACTAGAGGGGGATACGGTAAAGACGACCTTAGCAGCGACTGCAGAGCCCTCTACGAGTGCTTGCATGAGAGCTTCCAAGGAACGGAGATCACCGAGGAACTCCTCTACCCTACCACGTCCAAACGGTTCACCATCTACTACATTAAATCGAAGCACTAACCAAGGGTTTGCATCAAGTGGTGCCTTACCTTGAGAGCCAGGAATGATCTTATCGAATACTTCCTGGTGCCATACCATGCGGTTATTGTCCCGCCTTACATGTGTGTAAACATCTACGTCCTCTTCATTATCAGCTCCATCCTCACCAGGTGAGTTAACAGGAAGACTAGTGTTAATGAGAGGTGCAAGTAGTTTACGACTGATGCGTTCACGTGTAACGATCTCTAGGATGTCACCGTTACCATCTCTATCTACAACATAGCGATTCAATGGATACAGCTTCAGTCCTTTAGGACCCATGTAAATCAACGCGTTACCACCAACCACAAGATGCTTAAGAGCTTGGTGTACAGTAACGCGATCACTAGATGCTGCAATAATTTCCATGACGGACCTCTCCATCTTAGCGAAAGAGATATCAAGGTCTGATCGTGCTTCTGCTGGAAGATCTACACCGATTTTTGAATCATCAATCTGTAGCTTAAAGAAGCTGGTTTGAGGAGGCAGTAACGCAAGCATCAACTTAGATGCAAGAGTTACCACACCTTTAGCGCCAACGCTTTGCCATGGTGTGATCAACTTTAGATTAGTTGATCGTCCTACATCATCATCCTGTTGAATGAGAGTAGGTAGAGTCAACTGGGAGCACTGTACAGCTGTGTCTAGAAACGTGGAACGATACTTACTTAGATAATCGTATCTTGTTTTAGCTGACATTTATTAAATTCCTAGTACGTTTCTTGTTGGAGCAACCCGAGTAGCACCACCTAAGGATCGTGTATTACGCGGACCCCTACTGCGGCTACTACGTGCAGTCTTGAATCCTGTTGCCCAGTTAGCTAGATCAAATGGCGACCCTGGCATGTTAATGTTAATGTCCTGCTTATCCTCTTCCTCTGGGATAGGAGTGTCTACAGGAGTAGGTGTGGTATTATCAATACCATCAGTGCCATCACCACCACCAACAGTGCTGGTGTCGTCTGGAGTAACTTCAGTCTTAGGCATAAACCGTTCAGGCACTTGGTATTGTTTACCCATACCTCTAACTGTCTGTCTACCGCTAGGCATCAGATCCATACCACGTGCTAGACGAGTAGGAGCTACACCAGGAGTAAACATCTGTTGTCCGCTTTGAGGATTGATGTACCCTCCACTACCAACACTACCCAGCATACCTTGCAAGGCCTTACCAATAGCTCCCTTACCAAAATCAACTGTAGGAGACCAGCGACCTTTCGGAGGAGCCTTACTAGCTTGATTGATGAGCAGGTTAGCAGCTCCAGACCTGAGATTGATACCGGTTTTATCGTTAGCCCTTAGCTTAGCATTAATTGCATCAAGATTTTGGATTACTTTACCTGAATCCATCTTGGATGCATTCATGATGGTATTGAGTTCTCCCCTTGTAATACCACCATCACCACCAGCGATCCTCAAACCTTGGCCAACACCTTTGACTTCAGGTTTGGTAGTCGTATTAGCCGCAGTGCTAGGTGACATAGCAGCAGCTGTTCGTGAATTAGGGTTTGATGCAGCAAAAGCTTGTAGAACTGCCTGACTGGGACCCCTAGCCGCAGGACTGGGTGAAGCAGCAGCTGCTGTACGGGAGTTAGGATTTGATGCAGCGAAAGCCTGCATAACCGCTTGACTAGGACCCCTTGATGGGGCTGATTGTTTTCCTTTAGCCATTGTTCTCTTCGTTGAGTTGGTGTTGAATCCACTCGACCACAGAACGTTGGCCAGAGCGGTACATAATTAATGAGTGTGAGTCATCCGGGTGGGGATTAAGTGGTGGGAAGTTCTCCTCTAGTTGTGTTAGAAGAGAAGTAAGCTGGAGACCATGCGTCTCAAGCATATTTAGAGAGATAGATGATTGCATTCTGCAAAGTAGAAATGTTGTCGTGTGCCTTACCCAGCATCAGGTTACACTCACCACACAGCAGACCACGAACATGACCTTTAGTATGGCAGTGATCAACAACAAAGTTACCTGAGTTATGCCTTGGATCAGTAGAACCACAAATCTTGCACTTATGGTCCTGTTCTTTCAGCATGTGCTCATACACATCAAGAGAAATGCCGTATGTACGTCGTAGTTTTTTAACTCGTTCCTGTTCGGAAGAATACTCCGCTTTGTTTCTCTTGAGAATGTTCTCTTTATTTATACTGTAGTGGACAGACGCTGCAGTTTTAATGCACTCCTTGCATCGTGCTGTGCGACCATCGGATACTCTTGGCTCAGAGTAAAACTGATCCAACGGTTTCTTTTGGTCGCAGGACTTACACTGTTTAACCGTATTGAGGCAGATTGACATTAGCGTGTTCAAAGAAACTAATCATCCGAGCCCGTTTAGTTTCAACAAGCTCTGGTGCTTTACCTTCATACATCAATCTGTCACTAGCATCTAGCCAAAATTTTTTGTCCAGATATTTGTTAGTAGACGCTTTCAAAGGTGTCATAACCCAATTGATAGTCGCCTTACGTAGTTTGTCAAGAGAGGGGCTGATTTCCAACCCCATCTCCTTACACACAAGACTGTTGGCTGCTACATGAACTTGCTCATCTCGACTGATGTCAGCGGATACGGTCCTGAGACCAGCGTCACCATTAAAGCGGAAGAAGGGGAGTAGTACGAAGAAGATTGCACGCTCGGCAACCAGTGCTTTAAGGACTGTGTGATCAGGATGCGCCGTCCACGCATCTCTGAGTCGCTTTGCTTCGGCTTCAGCAGTTTCGTCAACACCCAAAGCATTGGCGATGTAACCGAGAGCCAGGTCGTGGTTTTCTTCGTCTTTGACATTAGATCGGAGCAGGTCTGCCGATAGGCTTGGAATTTCACCAAGGGCATCTTGAATGAAGCTACCAACGGGGAGTTCCATGTGTCGCATAGCGAGCGCACGGTAGATCGTTTCTTCGGCACCATCACGAATAGTTCCAGCAGTTGTTTGAACAGGAGTCCAGGTACGCTTACGTTGTTGTAGTTTTTGATAAGG